CATCGCCCTAAACACTTCTCCCGCTGGTGGTAGATATAACCTTATATTATTTTCTGTATCTTTATATCTAACCCAAGGCCAGTAAGTAGCGACATAACTACTAGCTAAAGCCGAATTACTGAAATTATCTACTGCGGAGTCTACTGTTTGATTTGTTGGATTCGTAGAATTAACAACGTATAGAGCGTCGGCCCTATCGTTTTCTATCATCTCCAATGCTCTATTAACTAATGTAAGATTATTAGTATAATCTATACCTGGAGTACCAAACAAACTAATATCTATGTCCTCTGGATTTGAATATTTTCTAATACCATCATGAAAAGGATAGTAATCAGTAACTAAACATGTTGAGGTAATTGTATTATTGTACCAAAAAGTAGGGTAGTTAGTTTGATTTACTATATACGTATCTCCATTAGTTCTAGTTTTTCTATACCTATCCCAACCATCATTACCACCATAAGGAATAACTGTAAATTTAAGATAATCACTATCATTATAATAGTTTTGTGTTTGTAACGAAGTGTTACCACTTGGATTAAAGTTATAAGCCCCTACATTGTACTGGTATGTATCCGTAGTTGTCATAGCCGATACTCTATTATCGAAATGGAATCCTAATGTTTTACCTGTCCACGCAGTACCGTTACTATTACACTTATATGGACTTGTTGGATTTGTTCCGTTAAGTCCTTTGTATATAAAGAATGATTTATCAAATCCTTTTTTGCTTGACCAACCTAAATAAGTTCTTGGTATATTATCATTTAAGGTATCATATACTAAATTATAGAATGGTTTAGGTGCTGCGCTATCTGGCCAACCTGAAACCGCCCCACTACTAAATGTATTATTATTTAATTCGGAAGATGCTGGTGGGTTTTGGTATACCTCGTTGGAGAATGTCGCACCACTATAGTCCCTAATTGGGTATCCTTGGAATCCTGCTGGTAATGCGTCTATTGGTGCGTCTTCATCAAATTCAAGCATAATGTATCGACTTCTAATAGGATAATCCCCATTTTCAGTACCTACTTTTATACCTACGTAATTCTGACTACCCGGATTCATTGTACAGTTTTGGTAACTTTCGTATATAATTTGGTTTGCGTCTGTATCGTTTATATCTCTAACAACTAGTGAAAATGATTTAGTGTTTTTATTAATATTTTGTATGGATATTTTAACCATGTCATTGGCGTTATTACCATCTGGAATAAGGATTGTTTTGAATAACTTAAATATCTTATTACCTCTAATTTCTGACATTATAAAAGGTGTTTCAGGCCCTTTTGCCGCTGCTAATGGTTGCCAATCTTCACTATAATTGTCAAATACCGGTTCTTGTCCTATTGATATCTGACTAAATGTTACTGCTGAGGTTGCTAGATTATTCAAACTATTAGCATATATCTCTTCCAACCACATGTTATTATTTTTGTCAAAAGGGTCTGTACCAAATACTTTTGGTAAGTAGTTTTGGGAACTAGAGTCTAAGTTTGTTTGGTAACTAAATTGCGCCCCTGGTCCTGTAAATCCAGAAATAAAGAAATTTTGTTTATAGTTTGTTGTGTTTATAGTTCTAAATTCTTCTGCGGTACAGTCTGGAGATAATGGAGGTGCCGCCAATTGTGGACAAGGTCCTGCTCCATCACCAAATGAAGGTGATTGTTGCACTGTAACACCTGCGGAACCACCTGTACTGTCACCAACATTTCTTGTAAAAGTATTAAGTGAATAATTACCTCTACTTCTTAACTTAGCAACTACCATATCTTGTGTTGCCGCTGTCCAGGTAAACACAGTACCTGATGTTTGTGCTGTCCATCCTTGTGTTCCCCCTGAATGTGCACCAATATTATTACCGTATCTCCAATTTAATTGGAATGTGTATCCTGTACAAGGATACCCTAATGGATTCATAACTCTTGCTCCTGTCCCCGCTCTAAATTCGTTAGATGGGTCGATAACTGAAAAGTTTGCACCATCATCGTGTCGTGATATAGCAGGATTCCATCTAATCGCATTATATGTTGTTCCATTTACTTGTTCTGCAACTCTAGTAGTCTCAAACCCCGTATTATTAATTATTGGATTTGCACCACCATCTGAAGCATTTGTTGAAATAACGAATGTTTCACCACTTAATAAACATAGTGGATAAGCGGTTGTTGTTAGTTCTGAAGCCCAAGGAAGTCCTGCGGATGAAGATGATGGTCCCGCAAAAGAATTACCTCCTGTACTACCTGTTACCACTAATTTTCCACTCCCCCCTTTAGTTGTTGCTGAAAAGATTACCGCTAATTCTATTGCTGATTGAAAATTTGCACCAAAATTACCACCACCACCAGCATTAGTATATTGTGTACCATTTATTGCTGAACCTCCATCTCCATCTGCATTATAACCCCAAGTCCCTCCACTAAATAAACCTGGTTGACCAGTTGAAGGAGCTGTATATACTGAAGGTACTGTTGAAGTTGCTACTTGTCCTGCTGAGTTCAATCCCGGAATACCGTAAGCACCTAAAGCGTTATAACTAACCTCCAGATAGTTTCCATTATTACTACCACCAAAGGATCTAAACACATTGTCATAGTTTGGTACATAACTTAAAGTTATATTCCAAGCAGTACCAGCGTCATATCCAGAATAACCTAAAACTCTAGTCGCATAATATGAATTCGATTCACTTAGGAAAGTTTTAGCAATATACGATTGTTCGTATTGTGGTATATTTGTACCTGGAAAAGTGGTTTTATTTAACCCACCGAAGTAGGTTTGGTATGTGTCGTAACTTGTTACGAATACAGGTTCAAAAGCTGGACCCTGGGTTGTTTCTCCAACAGTACCCAGAGTAGTAGCCCCTATACTTGCATTATTTGCTGTTAATTCTCTTTCGGAAGTGTAAACACCAGGCGATAATGGAACTTGATTTGCCATCTATTTCAAAAATTTTATCTACTTGTTATATGTCATCAAAACTAGTCGCAGTTGGTGTAACATTGAACTGGATTTCGATAAACTCTAAAGATCTAGTTGGTTTAAGATAAATTTTTCCTGTTAATTTATTTTGGTCAATTTCTTCCGGGTCACTTGATACAACAACTCTAAAGTCTGTTAAACCTCTATCTCTTCTTATGTCTTCTAGTATTGGATTAACTAAACTTAGGAACTCTTGTCTAACAACTTCATCATTTTGTTCAAAGACTAGTCTAACCGCCACTGCTGAAATTAGTTTTCTTGCTCTTAATAATAGTCTCCTAACATTAATTCTATCTAAAGCCGATAAACTTGATTGTAGTGTTTTATTACCCCAGATAACTGGTCCAGTTGCTGTAAATGTTGCAATAGGGTTAATTCTAGCCTCGTATAAGTCATCTCTATTATCTTGTGTAAGTTTAGTTCTAACTCTAGTCGCTTTAACAATACCTCTATTATAACCCGCAGTTGCGAACCATGGAAAAGATACATTATCAGTTAATGCCATGTTTCTTAATACCTCAGCAGTTGATGGTATGTAGATTCTAACATTGTTTTCTGTATCATTGTATTGTATCCATGGCCAATAAGTTGCTGTGTAATTACTATCTAACAACGCATCATCTAAAGCGTCTACTGCAGTTGCTGTAGTTTGGTCTTTATAATTTTCAGCTGTAACAATATAAAGTGAATCTGCTCTTTCATCTTCAATCATTTCAATTGTTTCATTAACTAATGTAAGGTTGTTTGTGTAATCAATACCTGGAGAAGCAAATAAGTTAATATCAACGTTTTCAGGATTAGCAAATTTTTCTATGTTTGTGTTATATGAATACCAATCAGTATTTTTGTTGAATTGGTAAGACCCTGACGCAGCTACCGTTGTTGTACCAGAACCATATCCTGGTGTGTAACTTGTACTATTTTCTTTATAAACATCAGTATTACTTCTATTAGTTCTACTTGTGTCCCATCCATCGTGTCCTCCAAATGGAGCCACTGTGAATTTTCTATATTGTTTTTTAGAATAAATGTTAAGTGTTGTCCCTAAACTTGCATCACACCCTGTACCGTAATATTTACCACCACATGCTGTACTACCATATATACTAGTTGTAGTGAAGAATGGGAATGTACCTACTGATCCTGAAAACCATATTTTTTTGTCTCCTATGTTTTCTCCCCCTACGAAAGTTGATCCTGAAGCTCTTGTATCTAGGTGAAATCCGTATGTATGTCCCGTCCAAGCCGCAGCACATGGTGTACCTGCTACTGTTGCACATCCTTTATAATCAAATATATCTTGGTCATACCCGATTTTACTAGATATACCTAAAAAAGTTTTTCTTATATTATCTGTTACTGTATCATAAGCAATGTTATAAGTTAAGTACGGTTCAACTCTAGTATGTGTTGATTGTACAGACCAAATACCACCACCTGTTCTTCCACTTAGATTACCATAATCTGTTTGTGGATACCCACCGTAACCTGATGGTAAACCATCAATTGGTGCGTTTTCGTCAATTTCAACCATTATATATCTAGACCTTAAAGGATAATCTCCGTTAAGAGTACCTATTCTTTTTCCAATATAGTTTTGACTAACTGGGTTCATAGATAGGTTTCTATATTGTTCGTATATAACTTGTTTAGCGTCACTATCACTGTATTGTCTAACAGCTAAATCAAAAGTAACATTATCTATATCAATGTTAAGAACACTAAATTTAACAAAGTCATTAGCTGAATCACCGTCGGCTATTGTAATAAGTCTAAATAGTTTTAATATTTCAGTACCTCTAACCTCAGAATATATCCAAGGTGTTGATGGTCCGTTTGGTGTTGCAATTGGTTGGTAAGTGTCACTGTAGTTGGACCAAGCACTAGGTAAGTTATAGAAAGACATGTCTTTCAAAGCATCTAAGTAATTGTATGTTGCAGAACCACCCCAAGTTTTACCCATTTGTTGCATTGACTTAGGGTAAAATTGATCTACGTAAAGTTTAGCGTCAGGGTTATTAATATCATAATAAGGGTCAGTACCTAAAACTTTTAGAATATAATTGTTACTATTAGGATTAAAATTAACAACCCATGAATTTATTACCCCAGTACCAGCAATTTCTGTAGCTTCAATTACAAAATCACTAGACGCGTCGGTCCATTGTCCATAAACGTAAGGAGCTATAGATGTAGCAAAAGTTGTTCTAGGTGCCCCACCCATTCCTGTTATCCAAGGAGCTGCAAAAATAGCAGCATTAATTGGATTTGTGTTAGAAGCGGATCCAGTAGTATATGTTCCTGATTTGTTCACTCGGATTGCGAAGTCGGGTTGTGAGAAAGTACCTGTTGATGTTGTACTTTTTCTAGCTCTAATTACACAGGCTGTCATTGCTGAAACAGCTTTCACCGATTGTACTTGGTCTAGTCCGTCTACATTACCTTTATTATTATCTAAAGCCGCCCTAACATTAATAACTAAACCTTCTGTAGCGTCATAACCTGTTTGTCCAAGTACACGTGACATGTACATGTTATTTGATTCTTCTAAGTATTGTCTAGCAATATAAGTTGATTCATATTTAGGTACTTTTGTAGAACCTAAAGTAAATACACTTGTATTTTGTCCACCAAAATAAGTGGTATACGTGTTATAATCTCCAATAAAGATTGGTTGGTAAGCGGGACCTCTTACTGTTTCTCCCGCGACTCCTAAACTTGTGATACCTACACTTGCCGCAACAAAAGAAAGGTCTTTTTCCGATGTATAAACACCTGGTGATACTACTACTTGATTTGTACTCATCTCTTAATTTATTTTAATTAAATATTATTCTTGGTTTTACTATAAATACTATGGTTTTCTTCAAAGTACAAAGGCTTTTTTAGTGTAGTATGAAAAGAAACATACTTTTTTCATACTTATTAATAGATGAGCAAACCAAAACGTAATAAAAACCTTAAAATAGATACGAAAACACATTCTGTTTTGAAATCTTATTGTGATAAGAATGGTCTTAAGATGTTTGCCTTTGTAGAAAAACTAATAAGGGAAAGCTGTACTTCTACTCGTCATAATAAAAAAGATGACCTTTATGATGATTAAATCACGTTTATGTATCCTCTTACGGTTATTGATGAGTCGATAGATTCATCTACTACCTTTAAGTAAGACCTAAGTATGTGTCCAGGTAAAACTTGTATCGGGAAATTAAAATCGATAAAACTAACACCATCGTTAATCGATACTTGGGTTTGTGGTGATATACTTGTACAGTCGTCACTTATAATTGCACAATCTCTAGCGTTAGATAAACTAAATTCAGTAAATAACACACTTTGATCGATAATTACTTCACTAGTTAACTTGTTCAGACCTGGTGTTACTAAAGAACCCGGTTCCCAAATCATTTCGGAACTATATTCTACTAATTCTGGTTCTGGATTAAGTCCATCTGTTTGACTTCTACTAGGACTTATATTTGGTTCGGTTTCAAATAAGGAAACGACTCTTTTAATCGCTGGTGTAACTTCGTATTCTTCTTCGTCCATTATATAACCCTGCAATTGCATTTCAAAATTTTGTACATAAAATCTTTTCTGTTCGAATTGGTCTATCGTACTTTCATCTCCGATACTTTCTAGTACGACAGGGAAAAAATGCCCATTACATTTAATATATTTTTGTCTAGATTGAAAAGCTTGCATTATTATCTTATTAAACTTATTTAATTCTCTCATTCTATAAGTGAAAAATCTAACTTGGTATGTTAGGTTGACCGCAATTGGTTGGGGTATTCTGTAGACATCGTAACCTATAGTATCCCCGTCATAGTTTGGAACTTTCATGTAGTCAAATCTTCTTTTTTGAGGTATTGTGTACTGAGTAACTGGATTGGTTCCGAATTGAATATCTGGGTTCCTTACTATCGTTATAAAAGGCATTTGAACATTTCTATTTTTATCAGTAAATTTCCAAGTCCTAGCAAATTCTGCCCATCTTTGTGTTGTTAGGAAAAATACTGGTACATCTTCTCCTTCTACCGAAATAACTAAATCCTCTTCGATAAGTTTTATAAAGTCCCTATCCATATCTTCATATAAAACTCCTTTGGGTACAAACGTTCCACTAGCGTCCATACCTTCTTGCCACAACTCCATTCGTCTTTCATGATTTCTAGCCGCTGGCTTAATGTTTATGTTTTTCAAAAAATTCTTTGGTACTCCCATATTATATTCCTTCAAATTCGTTAGGGTCTACTGTTGTACATTCAACCGTCCTAGTAGCTCCTTTATATCCAAAAACTGTGTGTTCGTTGTCTGAAAATATTTTTCCATCATTCACCACAGTCCAAAATTTCATATTATCTTCAGTGTCCCTATATCCTATATAATCACCGTATTTTATTTCACACCCTTTTTCACTTAACTGTTTTTGGTAAACATTAAAAGTCATATTACCATAGTCTCTATACCTTAAAGTACCTCCAGCGTCGTATGTTTGATTTTCCCCTGGTACAATTTCTAAATTAACCTGTAACTCTATGGGTGCAAAAAATCTTATGTCTTGTGATTTAACTTCCTTATAAACATCGTCAGTGTCAGTCTTTTCAATATCAACACTATATAGTATTATTGTCATGTTAAGGTCACCTTCCATATATTCACGTCCAAAACCAATTTCTAAATCAAAATCAATTTCATCAAAGAATTTGGTCAGTCTTGTAATTGGTACTTTATTAGGTCTATTGTTTTCCATATACTATAAATACTCTTGACTTAGTTATAATTAATAATTAGCATTAAGCACGCTACTAATAACTATTAATAACTTATAATAACTAATAATTATTTAATTGCTTAATATAATATATATAATGCATGCTTGATCCAAATCGTATAAAAGATTATATTTCTTTAGTTAGAAACTATACTGGGGAAAACGACTATATGCTTAGTCTTAAAACTAGAGTAAATAATTCTGGTACCTTTAATCCAACCCCAAAACAAATAGACTATATTCAAAAAAACTATAGGAAAAAACCTATAGTACTAGAAAAAGAGATTACTGTATCAAGTTACTTTGCCACTAAATTACAAGAACAACACCGGTTGGTTTTTTTACCTAAAAAGTTTTTAATAGTTAAAATTTTAGCTAATGGGGAAGACACACTTCATGTTATGGTAAAATTTACTGAAAAACAAACCAACCCAACCATGGTCTGGATACCGAAAAAATTTATTATAAAAGAAAAAGTTAAAAATATTATCACACAAGTTGATTATAGTAAGTTTTCACACAGACCACCGATGGTCCACCAAAAAGAGGCCGTTAAAAAATTATTAGAATATGATAGGTTTATTTTATCTGACGACATGGGGTTAGGTAAAACTACTTCTGCTGTATTAGCGGCGATGATAAGTGAATCTAAAAAAATATTAATTATTTGCCCCTCTTCTCTTAAATTAAATTGGAAAAAAGAGATTGAGAATTATGATTCTGGTGTTGGTATCGTTTCTGGTAAAAAATGGGAACCTGACACAAAGTGGACAATAATAAACTATGATATATTGAAAAATTTTCACTCTTTACCAACAAAAAACAAATCATTATCTAAAAGAGAGGTTAGTACTATTTTAGATTCTAACTTTGATTTGGTTATTATTGATGAGGCTCACGCTATAAAAAATACCTCCTCAAAAAGAACAAAGTTAGTCATGGATTTTGTTAAAAGTATTAGTAGAGTTTGGTTGTTAACAGGAACTCCCGTAGCTAACAGACCAATAGATTTTTATAATTTATTAAGGGTTTGTAAATCTTATGTTTCTCAGGATTGGATACATTTTGTTAAAAGGTATTGTGAGGGTACCCAATTTAGAGGACAGGGAGGTAGGTTAGTTTGGGATACTAAAGGAGCTTCTAATTTACAAGAATTACATCATTACACTAAAGACTCGATTTTAAGAAGAAAGAAAGAAGAGATTTTAGACTTACCACCTAAAATTGTTTCCCCACTATATCACCAATTACAAAACCCTAGGGGGTACCAGGAAATTATGGGAGAATATAAAACATGGACACTAAAACATGGTCACGCTAGTTTAGCGGAGCATATGACTAAATTAGTTACTCTAAGAAAATTTCTCGCAGAAGAAAAAACTTCGTCCACAATAGAATTTACAAAAGACCTTATCGACCAAGGTAAGAAAGTTATAGTTTTCACTAACTTTAATGACGAACAACAAAAAATAGCAGACGCCTTCCCAAAAAAATGTGTTAGACATAATGGTTCTATGACTTTAGAACAAAAAGAAGAAAGTGTTGAACGGTTTCAGAACGACCCAAAAATAAAAGTTTTTGTTGGTAATATTATTTCCGCTGGTGTTGGTATAACATTAACTAGTGGTGAGGTTGTTATAATGAATAGTTTGGATTGGGTACCTAAATCTCATTCCCAAGCCGAAGATAGAGCATATAGAATAGGACAAGATAAGAAAGTTAATGTATATTACCCTATTTTTGATAAAACTATTGAGGAAATTATGTATAAATCTTTGAAGTCTAAACAGAAGAATATTGACACAATAATGGGAGAATTTTCAGAGGATGACGTAGTGGAGAGTTTAATTGACCAATTAAAATTTATTTAGTTTTATCTCCGTCTGAAGAAAGTATATAAACATAATTTAAGTGACACAACAAACTAATACTACTACCGTTTTCTAATCTCATTTCATTCCACTTTTCATCAATTAATCTAGTAGAACTTACGGTTACATTTGATAAAGACTTTATTCTAACAATCCCAGATAAGGAATTAGATAGAGTTATTTTAATATCTCCACCACCACGAGCAATTATAGTTCCGTCGTGTATAACTTTATAATCATTAGAAATAACTTTTACTTTATCTTTTTCATAGGTTGTTTTGAATGATGGGTCTACCGTTTTACGTAATTCAATCAATTCCTTAAGTATTATAGGGGCAATTGATTCGTATTTCACTCCACTTAATCTACCGTCGGATTCATATATTGCTAAATTTTTATTTGTTTCTTCTATGTCCTCTGCAATAAAACCATACTCTTTTTTCCCTGGAAACTTCCTAAATTCAAACTCAACAGGTTTTAAGTCATATATCCAAGTACTATCGTACTCGTAATCTATATTAAGTTTTAGTGATCTAAGAGAAGTATTAACCCCTACTTGACCATCTGAACCAATCATTAAAGTTTTATGAGACTCGACATTGTTAAGAGTGTTACCCCTTAACCAAATATGGGATTGTGATAAGGGTCTCATATCTCCGATAATAACATTCATTGCGTCATCAACAGTAAGACCAGTCATTCCCACAGTACCATCAAAGTTAGATACGGTAAAACCAGTACTTGAAGATGTGGTTCCACTACCAAAAACCATAACAGAAGCCGGTTTATGTGAACCATTATTTTGAATATTTGTTAAATCACTAGATTTATACCTAAAAACACTTTGTTGTGCAAAGGCACCAAATTGTCCATTTTGACCATTATCGTTTAGGTTAATTTTTAATTTATTAACCATATAAATGGAAGTACTGTCGGCAGGGTCTGGCATATTTATTTCCCACGCCTTTGTTACTGGACTATATCTAGTATAGGGACTAGTTGTACCACCACTCATGTATAAATAAGAGTAGTACGGATATCCTTCGGACGCAACACTGTTTGGGTAAACAGAGCCCAGTGTTAATGAACCTAATATTTTTGTGTTACCTGAGAACTCAGCGCTCGTTCCTTGGTGTTGTGTAAGTTGTCTAGAATAATCTACTAATGTTGTAAAACCCATATTAATTTATATTACGTACATGCCTAAAGGTATGTAACTAAGAGATTTATTTAATGATTCAGCTGTTGTTGATCTTTGTTCTGACTGACCAAGATTACTCATACTAGTTAATCTTTCCCCCAACTCCTCAATTAATTTTGATTGTTCATCCTTACCTTCTGATAGTAAAGATTCATAATCCATAGAGACTTCGGCACCCGGTACATTTAACGCTCCTGAAAACTTACCCCTAACTCTACCTAATGTTTCTTTAGCTAAACCTAAAAGATAACGCCTTACCCATATTTTAGACGGTAAATTAAGAGAAGCATACTCAATAGCATCTAAAGGTACGTCGGAAGGTAATTTAATTACATCAGCATTTGCGTTTAGACAAGCTTCAGAACTTGTGTCATCAGACGCATTATCAATATCATAATAACGATACCATACTTTCCCCTGATATAGACTCATCGCACCTCTATCATACTTACCACCAGGAGTGGGCATTAACCAAAGGTATCTAGTGTTATTACCAGAAGAGTCTGTTGGACCAGCGGTTAATTTATATTGTAAATCACCTCTAATCATTCGGTTTTTAAGATTTCTATCTGTTTGTCTTAATAATACATCAAAGGCTGGCATTACATAATAAGCACCCATACCAAATTGAGCCATTCCTCCTTCACCACCAAAACCTCCACCAAAAGCTCCTCCAATACCAATAAATGGGTCAATCACTGATTGGTCTAAAGTTGGTGGTGTGTACCACAATACCTCATTAATTTCTCTATTAGCGGGTAATAAATACTGTTGTTGGTTAGAGACCAAGTCAACATAGTCAGTCTTTAATTCCCAAGGACCTCTAGCTTGTAAACCTACAGCCTTAGAATAAGCGTATGTGTATTCTATCTCAACACCCAAAGTTTTTTGACTCAACCCAGTAACTACCTGTTCAGGTGTTAGACTTTGATTAAGTAAACTTGGCCATTGGTTATCTACTAACCATTCATATTGGTATTGTACATAGTCTTCCACAGCAATAGTCAATAAAGTATCCAACTGTTCGTCGGTCAACTCTACCTTTCTTACCGGGGCACCTAGACGGTGTCTAGTTTTACGAAATAATGATGTTCTTTCTGCGGTGGTTATATTAGTTGCTTCTGCCATATTCTTTTATCTTTCTATATAAATATTAAGATACTCACAAAACTAATATAATATAATTTATGATGTTTATTTTTGTTCTGCAGTACTACCTGCGTCACTACTAGCTAAACAACCACCTTTTTGTCCTTTACAAGAATTTTCCATTTTGAAGTCTATTTGTTAATCGATTTTGATTTTGTTATTTTCCCCGTGAAGATGGTGTCCCCAACTCTGATTTGTAATTGTTCATCAACCTTTCTTTCTACAATTATTTCCTCAACTACTTCTCTAATTAATGATTTTAAGTCACTATTAGTGTTAACCACTTTTTTTTGAGTAGTTGATTCTTTAACAACTTTTTTTACTTCTTTTTGATAATTTGGGTTAATCATCTTAATTAATTCTGGATCCATTCCTTCTACACTACCTATAGACGCTGGGTCTGGAATCTTGTCATTAATCATTGCTTCTACAATTTCTCTAGGCATTTTTGTGGTTTTAGCATTTTTAAGAGTTCTTCTTATTGCTTGTGTTGGATCCGATTTTACTGTAGGGGTTTGTCCCGGTGGTAAACTTGTTAACATTTGTGAAGAATCTATCATATCTCCAGGTAGTGGTGGTGTTGCCCCCTCATTTACTGAAGTTGGTGACGAACTTGAGTTTTTACTGTGTTCTCCCCCATCTCCACTTTTTCCGAATGTTCGATCTACTTTATCTAATAGAGATTTTGACTTCCCTAATATTCCCGCTAATTGTGATATATCTACTGGTGTTTCTGCCATAATTAAAATTTTGCTTGTGCGTATATTCTTGTCATGTCTTTATCCCCATTAGGGTTATAAAGAGGTTTTGCTTCTTCAAATATATCACCACTATTTACAAAGTCAACCATCCTATCAACTCTAAAGAGTCTCCAACCAGGGATTTTATCAGGTGTGTCACTCTTACCTTCTAATTGGTAGGCCCTAATTACAGGGTTTTCCCTTTTAGATAAACCATAAACATATGGTTCTATTTCTCTATACCCAGGGTTATTAATAGTATCACCTTCATAATATATGGTACATACATTACGATTATTAATAGCACTAATTATTTGATTCCTGCTTACTGCCTCTAAAATTATATCTTTATATAAAGAAGTTAATTTCATTTTCTAAGTTTTAAGATTCTGATTGGTAAGGGTATGGATTCAAATTCGGTCCACTATAAGGAGTATCTGGGGACATCCCATTAGTACTTTCATTCATAGAAATCGCGTCCGTACGCTTCTCAATATCGATTGAGCTGCCAACTTCAGCCTCAGCTGGTGCTGCATACCCATTAACTAAACCACCAGCGTAGGCCGGGTTACCCTTTCCTTGAGCGTCTCCACTACTTAAAGCATTCTCGTGAGACTCACTATAAGCCACAGTTTCGTTATACCCAAACTTACTTTGGTTTATTGCAAAAGCTTCTGTTCTTTTATTATTTGCTGTTTCATCTAATGTTGCCATAATAATTAATTTTTTAATATTTTATTTATTGTTTGTATCATTTCTTTATACACTGTCTTATTAGTAAATATTTGTCTAGCCGTATTTTGTGGTCTAGCGACGTTTACTTTAGTCACATTTTTATTTTCCCTGTCTTTAGTGTGGGTTTTCTTAAACTGATTTGTCATCCCCGAGTCCGCCTTTATTGTCTTTTGTCTATTAACATCACCTCTCGACTTATCTAACGTATTATTAACCCAAGTTTTCATTTTATCACCTCCATTAATTAAGTATTCTGAGTTTTCTTTACCTCCTTTGAATCCATCAAAAAAATTCTTTATTCTTTTTAACATGGAGTAGGTCATTGATTTATCTCCCACTATGTTTTGAGCTCTTTTATATCCTTTTAATGATTTATTATTTTTATTTCTATTAATTTCTTTATTAATAGCACTTACCACATCATGAGGTACCGTATAGGTGTTCCCATATAAATCCTTATTCGCCATTAATAATATTGATTAATTTTTCTTTAGTGGATGGGTCTACTTCATTAAAGTTAACGTCTTTTAATAAATCATTTATTATAATAATTCTTTCACTATTTTCTCTTTCTAACCATAATTCTTTTATTAACATAACCCATTTAACTAAAATAGGGTCTTCGTCAGAATATTGTTGGAGTGTGATTATTTCTTTTTTGTTATTATCAGGTAATAGTTCACTATTCATACGATTTGTTACAATATCCTCTAACATCTCCTTCATTAAATCTTCAGAGTGGTCATTAGTAAAATAGTCCTCAAACTCAGATTCCTTACCATTATCTTTAAGTATTTCGAAAAATTTAGATGGGTTATTTTGTAATTTATCAGCTATTTTAGAATGTGGTTTGTTTTCATCACCTTCACCCCAAAACCTCCTATAACCGTAAAAGTTAGACGCTCCTTGTCTAGTCATTTTTTCAAAACCATCTGAGGTTTTATCACTACCAAAATCATGATTAATAGTATAATCACCAGAAATTATACTTCCAGTCGAATCTATTAACTCCATTAAATCTTTTTTATTCATTATATTAATGTTTCTATATAAATATCAACATAGAATAAAACGATCAGTATTATGGTTTTTAATTATTACCTTTATCTAGGACAGACATTAAAGTTTCCTTAGGACTACTATTTATATCTTTCCAGAAAACATCCTCCCTTTCATCCATTTTCATTAAATCTTCCATGTTATCTTGGTCTTTTTCATTAAAAGGCATTCCCGAGATTAACCCCATTTGTGTTTTGGTGTAATATTCTCTTGGTTCTAATAACCCTTTTTTATCAACACCTTTCAATACATTATCTCGTATTGCTGGTTCGAAAGAAACTAATAATGGTTTAACTCTTTTATTAAAGTTTGACACATACCTAGCCTTATTGTAATCTCCACATATGTCTGGATTCTTCTCCATTTCATTCTTATCTAACATATAACAATTAAATGTTAACACACCTTTTTTCTTTTGTATGTCTCCATGTGAAGCCCTTAAACCATTATTAACATAAAATATCGTATCCCCAAGACTAACCCTAACGTCGTTTTTTATAACCAATTCCATATGGGCTTGTGAGGGTAGGGGATTACCAGCTTTATTATTACCTCTATTAATATATGACTTAACTGTTCTTTTTATTCTAGATTTAGATGCTATTTTATTAAGTGGTATTTTACAATCATAGATATTTTGTAAATGTTCATAATAATATTCTATGAATTCTGGTCCTTTACCATTTAATAACATGTTCAAACCATTATCAATAAACTCTTTAACATAATCAGGGAGTGCTTTTGATTTAATTGTGTTTCCAACAATATCTACTTTACCGTCTTCTGTTAAATCAGCATAATTCTTACGAGATATATTTATTGATGATTTCCAAAAACCATCGATATCTAATCCCATAACCCCTCTCATATATAAATCATTAAATTCAGCAACAACTGCAGCGGTTCCAGTATAACCTTTATCTTTTTCTACAAAATGGTGTATTCCCCTACCAACATAGTGGTACTCTTTTGTTGATTCTGGTACACTAAAATTACAACCATCAGTATCTAACACAAGAGGAATAAACCCCCGATTTTCAAAGAACCTAACCAATAGTCTAAGGTACATCCTTGCGGTACAAGTAACTTCTTCTCCCTTCATAACATCCCCCCAGTTAAAAACTTGTGGAGCGGTTAGTGAACCATACATAGAGTTATTTATAATTTTAATTGGTAGTTGTTTAGCTTTGAAGAATGACGCCATTTTTTTATCTCCTTTCGCGGCACATTCATTAGCTTTATACTTGTATACGTTTCTGGTGTCGTATAAATATTGTAACATGGCGTGCATTGCACCTGATACATCACATTCTGGATAAACACCATGTGTTATCATTATTGAAGGGTATAGGGACGCATAATCTAATTTAACTATGTCTTTTGAGTAACCCACTTTAAGGATTCTAGATAAACCTCCGGTAAAACTTCTTTTTTCTCCTTTTTCTGGTACGGCCAATCCGTTTTCATAGGACCATGACAACATTAGTAATTTCCATATTGATGCGGTTCCCATAGTAGAAACTCTTTCATATATGGTTGGTAATATCTTCGCCATTAAAAATGATGATTGATTAAAACTATTATCCACTTCAAGAGTTTCCCAAATATCGTCCAATAAGTATTTCTCAACAATATCTTTACCTGATATCTCTTCCCAACCTTGCGGCATTTCTGTGTCCGAAGACTCAACCCACTCACCAGTTTTTATATTAATCCAGTAAGGGTTTTCATTAAACCTTAATTTAGCAATCTTATCATGGTCAACATATACTCTATTATCTTTAGCTATTCTTTGTTGTTTACATATATATTTTAACCCAGCTGATTTTATGTTGGAATTAATTGCCATTGCTCTTCTTACCGAATGTATCACATCTATTATGTTATAACCCCACATACTTGTTTGTTCAAATTTCTCGACCTCGTTTGCCAACTTTAACATATTTTCACGTCTTCTAAATTTAGATTTCTTTTTAGGGTCTAAAGTTTTAGCAATTTCTTTTATATCTAAACCTAAAATTTCACACCTAGAAACAATCCAATACCAGTCAAAATTTTCTGAATTATACCCACCGATAATAGATGGTCTCACATAATCAATAACTTTGAAGAAGTTAACTATCATCTCTTTTTCTTCCTCTTCGTTATCCGCATCCAATACAACCTCAAATCCCCTATTATCTTTTACCCCAATTGAGAACATTCTTCCGTCGGATGGCTCCAATGAAGTTGTTTCAATATCAAAAACCATACGATGTACATCGTCATAATTATCGAATCCTTTGAATAGTCTTTTCCCTGAAGATATCATATATTGCTCAACAGGTGATATTAGTTCGAAATACTCTCTATTTTTGTATGGTTGTATTCCTCCGTCCCCAAAAAATTTAAGTAGTGTGTAAAACCCTTGATTAGTGTAAACTAAATATTTATAACCTTTTTCTAGTCTTTCATCCCCTGCAGTGTTTAACTTTTTAATTTTAACACCAAATTGCTTCATCGCCGCTTTTATCCTTCTCCTATCTCTACCATAAAAATTAACTATTTCAGAAGTAAAAACATCCTCCTTACACCATAGAAATGGTTTTAATTTTTTCCTTGTTGTAAACTTTCCTTTAACTGGGTCGTCAATAACTAAATGAATATAATTACCCGCCGGTTCATACTCAAGAGCTGTTATGTATTGTTGAGGGTCTTTACCCTCTAAAAATGCAGAAATAGCGTCCTGGTCAATATGGGGAATTTTATCGTGTTTTATTGGCATATTATATCTTGTTAAATTTTACAACAAAGATAATAAAAAATTTTGTAAAAGAAAAACTAAACTATGAACAATTTGTAACTTCATTTACTAAACAAGAATCCTATCCAGTAAATTGGGTTATCTGGTACCCATTATACCCCGGTGGTGGTTGTTTATGAATAAACTCTAATTTCTAACATTGTGTTTTCTAAAGTATCATCTACTCCTGGTCCACCATCACTCTCTATTGCTAATTGAAATTTTGTTGTTGTAGAATCAATGATAACCCCAATTATTTCACTGTACTTGTAAGTGTTTCCAATTCTTAAAGTAGTTTTGGATAAGTCGACTGAACTTCCATAAGTTGCTCGATACATACCAGCACTTAATCTTGTCCAAGTAAGTGTTATCCCAGCACTGTTTTCTAAAATTGTTTCAGTAGGGGCATTTGTTCCTGACTGAGCCACTAAAGAAACTCTTGATGTGTAAGGTAACGATTTTATTCCATTTATTTGAGAAATTTCCATATTAAGTTATTTTTCTATATTAAGTTATTACTATGAAAGTTGATTCTGGATTGAAGTAAATTACGTTAGTTGTTGTTGTCATGTACCCAACAACTCTTACATAATCCCCACTACTCATACTACCAGTACTTTCTGTTATTTTACCAACAACAGTTGATGCATATAGTTGACCTCCATTGGCCCATGTCCCTACGTCGTCCGCTGTATTAATTTTATAAAATCCTTTAATTAGTATACCGTCACTTGGGGCGGCCCCTAAAGCCATACCAACTAAGTTTCCTTGTAGTGTTGTGTCATCAGCGTCTGCCCTAACCCAGTTAGAGGCTCCCCTTAATTGTACTAAATTACCAGCCGCATATCCAGTACCAGCACTACCAAATGTTATTACTTCACCACCTCCAGTATCATTCGACAATCCTGTTGGGTCATGATGTACATCTAATTTTGTTTTAGGTAAAGTGGTACCCATACCAATACTAGTAGCTGAAAAAATAACATCATTACTAGAACCTATAGTTAAGTCTATTTCCCCTCCATTACTTTCATTACCACTAATCCAAGTTTGTTGATTAGCAGGAATCCCTCCTTGCCAAAGAAGATACAATCTTCTGGTAGATGCATTAATACCAAAGACCTCATTATTAGAATAATTTTCAACAAAGGCTGAAGTTGGGACATCATTCAAATCAATCGACATCGATGAATTAGCAGCCCCATATTGTGTGAACTCTACTTTTCCAGTAGCCTCCAAATTAATATCATCACCAGACTTTAACTCAATATCATTACCACTCCAAATCTCTAGGTCGGTCGGATTACCAGATGGTGTCGTTCCTCCAGATATATAATTTTCATTATTACCAAAGAATACACGAGCCCCATTCATTCCATCAACTGTTGAAGCACTTATAGCACCTTTTGTTGTTAATACTGTGTTTAGTTGAGTACCTATAGTACCTTCAATACCCACTCCAATACCAACACTATTTATACCTGATCCTCCTTTACCAACGTCTCTTCCTGTAATAAATCCACCAAAATTAACTTCTGAACTAGCACTAAATGAACCAGCAACCGACAAAGTGTGATTAGGTATATCCGATAATATCCCTATCGCGTTAGTAGAACTCCCATTAATTGCACGACCAAATATAGAGTTACCTATGTTTATTTGGTTACTACCGGTTCCGTCTTTAATGTTGGTTTGACAACCTATAGTTATATTATTTGACCCAGTGGTTATTGCCTGCCCTAACCCGATTCCGGAACCTGCGTTATTACCAACGGCTACGTTACAACCTCCCGTAGTAATACCAGATAAAGATCCAGAACCTATTGAGGTGTTATAACTATGACTTTGACTTGTTACACCATATGAACTTTTGTGTCCTAGTGCAACATTATGAACACCAGTTCTATTTGATAAACTTGCTGCATCCCCAATTGAGGTATTAAAGGTTCCAGTAGTCATTGATGTTTGTGAAAACCTACCTACAGTTACATTATTATTAGCAGTTGTTATTGCCCCATGAGCGTAGTCCCCAATCGCAATATTAAATTCACCATTTAGAGTTGAATTAGCCATAGCATAATTACCAACGGCTAAGTTATTACTAGCAGTTTCAGAACCACCTAGAGCAAAACTACCGATACCTATGTTAAATGACCCAGTCTCATTGTCTCTCAGTGATGTTGACCCAATTGCGGTATTCTCATCACCGGTTTCGGTTTTTCCTAACGATTTATAACCAACTGCGGTGTTTGAACTAGCCGCTGCTCCGATATATTGCATGGATCTTGACCCAACGGAGGTGTTAAAATTACTAACGTTTAACGCATTTTCTGTATTTATTCCATAGCCAACAAAAGTATTTCCATTACTATTAGTTGTACCAGAACCTACACCAAACTGATTATTCCCTATAGAAGTAAACTCGTTAGAGTCAGTAAATTTTAAGTTAGGTGCTTGTATTGTTCCTGTTGCCCTTACACCCCCAACTACACCAACATATTCATTACCACCGGTATTCCCATCACCAAAACCAGTTAAAGTACCTTCAATTTCTACAGTACCATTTATTGTCAACCCTGAAGTATTCATGTTACCATATATTAAAGGTTCTTCACCATTAAAATTGTGGTTATTCCCTATTCTTAATATACTACTTTCTGTTAAGTTCCACCCTTGCGCGTAACCTATATAGACATTCGCGTTTTGAGTGGTAATAGAAGTACCAGCATAAGCACCTACAAAAGTATTTAGACTACCTGTTGTAAGTGAGTCCCCAGCTTCTCGTCCTATCGCAACATTCAGTTCTCCTGAAGTTATATTATTTATGGTTTTCCAACCAACAGCGGTATTACCTTCGGCACCATTCATGGCCCCAGCAGTGGTGGTATCAACCCAACCTATCATTGTATTTTTAGAACTAGTTGTGGACCCAGAAGGTCTACCATAACCTAAATACATACTTTCTGCCGGGTTAGGCCATTTCATATAGTCTGTGGAGTGTATTGCTCCCGTACCACTAATAGAACCAACAACTGTTAATTCTTTTGTTGGTTTCGCAGTAAAAATACCAACACCTTTATTACCTCCTATACCCCCAAGATTATTATCCCCTCTTATTACCATGGCACCGTCTAAGTTTTCAGTATCTCCAATAACTGAGAATGGGTTTATTATCTTCTGTGTGCTCGCATCTCCAGCTGTATATCTAGATGCCCTCATTAATGAAAAACCAGTACCAATAGGTGACCCATGAAGAGTTAATGGGGTGGTAAAGGATTTCAGTCTCCAAGTTGTAGAACCTGACTTAACCCCACCCCCAGCCGCCAAACCAAGATAAGCTATTTCTTTAGATGTTATCGACGCTATATAAGAAGAGGTTTCCGTACTTTGCACATACGCCCATCCATAGGGAGCTTTAACGTGAAAAGGAACTTCAGGTTTACCGGTACCTATACCCACTCTAGTACCCTTCCAATCACTACTTGTTGCTCCTGCATTTGTTCCCCCAGATATGGAGACACTCCTATAACCCGGTAAATCACCTACAGTGTTCCATGGTAAACCGGCCGCATCTGTTGTGTTGGCGGTCCAAGGACCCGTATTCTTCAATGATATTGGTTTATTAATACTAGGACCGGAAGTATATTTTGATGCGTGTAAATAACCATCCTTATCTATTGTTACAAATCCCTCATCCCCTGGAGGTAAGGTTGTTATCCTAGCACTACCCCATATTGTCGCCCCTGAAGTTTCAAAATCACCTTGTAATAGTGGACGAGTAGTTCTCCCAGGAGTTTGTGCTCGATTACCTATTCTTAGTGTGTTTTGTTCCGTTGTCTCCAGACTTCCTTGTCCGTACCCTAGGTAAACATTACCGCTTTGAGATGTTAAGTTATATCCACCACCATTACCTATTACAGTGTTATAATCCCCACTAGTAAGACTCCTTAAAGATTGGTACCCTACTGCAATATTGTGGTTGGCAGCATTTA